GATAAAAGATATAAATCAAATGAAGTGCTAAGATCAGCAGTAGGTTTGGTTGAGGGAATGGGTTATACTGTTAGATATAAATCATTAGGTGCGTTAGTAACACATGCTGCTGATGCTTTAGTGAAATAGTTGATGGTTCCTTAGTTCAATGGATAGAACACTTGACTACGGATCAAGAGATAGGAGTTCGAATCTCTTAGGAACTACAAATGGTCAGTTGTCTGATTGGTAAGGTCCCGATCTGCAAAATCGTGGTATGTAGGTTCAAATCCTATACTGACCTCAAATACGGATATGGTGAAATGGTATCATTACGGTCTCCAAAACCGCAGTTCAGGGTTCGAATCCTTGTATCCGTGCTAAATGGTGGTTATAGCTCAGTAGGTAGAGCAAAGGGTTGTGGTCCCTTGTGCCGTGAGTTCGATCCTCACTAATCACCCAAATAAAATTTTCTTAAAGAAATCCGCGCAAGGATTTGGAAAATTGAAAAATTGTTCGTACATTTACGACATAAGATTAAATGCCTTGGTGGTGGAATTGGTAGACACAACGGTCTTAGAAACCGTGGCTTCATCGCTTGCGAGTTCGAGTCTCGCCCGAGGTACAAGGAGTTTCAATCTCAAGTGCTAGGTAGCTTTGCTATCAGATGAGCCCATCAAAATTGATGACAGTTGGAAAGACAACATAATGTCTTGGTAGCTCAGTGGTAGAGCTAGCGGCTGTTAACCGCTCGGCCGGAGGTTCGAATCCTCCCCAGGACGCTAAATGGCCCGTTCGTCTAACGGTTAGGACGTTAGGTTTTCAACCTAGAAACACGAGTTCGATTCTCGTACGGGCTACAATAAATTGCGGGGAAGATGAGCTGGTGCACACACAAGTCTCATAAGCTTGGACTAGGTGGGTTCGATTCCCACCCCCGCAACTATATTTTCCTCTCGTCTAATGGCAGGACAAGTGGTTTTGAGCCACTGAATCGGAGTTCGAATCTCTGGGGGAAAACAGAAAACAAAACAAGTCTAACATAGGACGGATTAGCACCGTTGAAAGAGAACTCGGCTCTCATAGGATCGCAACCTTTACAGAGAGTAATAATGCCCCGAGTTGTTATGTAGGAGACCCTGCTCTGCGTGGCCACGTATCAGGCGATGGGGAACAAACCATCGGTTACTTCTTGACCATGTTAATGCGCATGGTAGATGTAGTTTTGTTTTATTTGGGGTTGTAGCTCAACTGGCTGAGCGCTTCCTTTGCAAGGAAGAGGATGAGGGTTCGAATCCCTTCTGCTCCACAAAAACATAATATGGGTAGGTAGGATTGTTAGAAGTCGTTCCCCAAATAACGGTCTAACAAGGTAATGCGCTCTGTTGTAAAATTGGGTAAGCGCTATTAAAGTAGTATTATGTTTTATTTGGTCCATTGGTGTAATGGCTAACATGCGGCACTGTCTATGCTGCGCTACGAGTTCGATTCTCGTATGGACCGCTAAAGAAAAAGTAGTGAAGCTGTAGTAATAATTTAGGAGCTTAAACCGTGAAAAAGGGTTAATAGTAGCGAATCCGGAAGCATTGTTATTACCAGTAACCCCGAAAGACCCGAAGCTTTTTCTTTTTTCGGGAAGTAGATCAGTTGGTAGATCGCCTGGTTTGGGACTAGGAGGCCGCAGGTTCGAGTCCTGTCTTCCCGACAAAAAATTTTCTAATATGTCTTTGTAATTGGTTAATATTTATCATAAAAACCAATTATTATGAAAAATTTAACTAAAGAACAGTTTTTAGGTATTCTTAGACATTCCTTAACTTTCGTAGGTGGTATTTTACTTACACAAGGTATTATTGATGCTTCACTTTTAGGTGAGATTTCCGGTGCTCTTGTAACTTTAGCAGGCGCTATTTGGTCTGTGGTAAGTAAAAAATAATGAAAACCTTTTTTAAAACTATGTTTGCCAATAATGAAGGTACCTCGCACAAACGCGTGCTTGGTACCATTGGCTTTATTTCCTTAATAATATTTTTATTTACGTGTGGAGAAGCTCATAAAGCAGTAGCAGTGTCTGCTGTAGAATATTTAACTATAGCAACTGTATTTGGTACTGTAGTTGAAAAGTTTGCCCCTAAATCTCCCAATAAAAACCCAGAAGTATAATGGCTGCACCAAAAACAACATTAGTTGAGTTCCCTGAAAATCAGTATTATAAAACTCAATTTACCAAAAATCAAATTTATTTACACCATACTGCTGGAAATGCAGATGCTAAAAATGTTTTTCATGGATGGAAAAGTGATACTGGAAGAATAGGAACCTGTGTATCTATTTCAGGTAAAGGTAAAAACACAATAGATGGAGAAATAGTACAAGGTTTTTCATCAAAATTTTGGGCTTATCATTTAGGTGTAAAAACCAAATACTTTCAAGCAATGAAATTACCCTATAAAGAGTTAGATAAATTCTCTATAGGTATTGAAATTTGTAATTGGGGTCAATTAACTTTAAAAGACGGAAAGTTTTATAATTATGTAAAACGTGAAGTAGCAGCTAATGAAGTTTGTGAATTAACTGTCCCTCATAGAGGATACAAGTATTATCATAATTATACTGATGCTCAAATTGAATCTACAAGACAACTTTTAGTTTATTGGGGCGACTTATATAATATTCCTCTAACCTACAATGAAGATATTTTTGATTTAACTCCAAGAGCATATAAAGGAGAAAAAGGAGTATTTACTCACAATTCAGTTAGACCTGATAAGGTAGATATATATCCTCATCCTAAGTTAATTGAAATGTTAAAATCGTTATAATCGCATATATTTATTATCGTAAATTTTGCGCGGTATTCTGCGATTTAATATCGACCGGTTAATATATGCGCTATAAATGAGTTATATGCGATATTTATAATTGTGGATGCAAATAAAATATTTGGACTATTTGGAGGAGAGGAAGAAAATCCAAAACCTGCTTTTGATCACGAAAATGATCTGTCCTATTTATTAGATGATTATAAAAATCATCCTTTGTTCTGGGTAGGTATGTTTAAAAAACTTATCCATAATCATAAAACATTTAATAAAAAAATAATTAGTTTCTTTTCTAAAATGGATGAGGAACTAGATCTTTATGATGTTGAACAAGCCGGAGAATTTGTAGTTTATAATAGAGCTTGGTTTTGGATATCAAAAATCAACACTCAGGATAGGATATGTCAAGAAGCTATATTACATTATGCCGACGATTACCTTCTTACTTATATAAGGTTTACTATTTCTTACTTTGAAGAATTCGAAGAATATGAAAAATGTGCACACCTTAAAAAAATTCAAAATATTCTTGAAGAACTTTAATCTAAGCTTGGAGACTCGTTCTTGTATTATTATATTTGAGATACGAGAGAAAAGAAAATAAAGAATATTATGAAGAACAGAGAAATAATAATGAGAAGGTTAGAGAGAGCCGAGGGTGAAGTGGGTAAATTACACATGATGTTGAACCGAGGTGGTTCAAGAGAACAAGTAGAAGAAGTACTTATTACCCTTCGTGAAGCTATTGACGATGCTAAAGCATTTGTACAACAAGAACCTCTAGCACCTGGAGAAATTAATCGTTTTTAATTTATGCAACTAACAGCAGAACAGATCCAACAAAATTGGATGGATTTTATTGGTTTTATTGATGACCATATTTCGGAGCCACGCAAAACGGCTCTTAAAGTATTTTATGAAAAATATGAGGATCGTATTGTTTTAATGCCGGCCGCTCATAAAAAAGAATATCATAATGCTTTTCCTGGAGGGTATGTTGAACATGTTAATCGTGTTATAACTTGTGCTCTCCATCTCCATAAATTATGGGGTGATATGGGAGCTGATTTAGATACATTTACTAAAGAGGAACTTGTATTTTCGGCTTTAAACCATGATTTAGGTAAAATGGGTTCTGAAACTGAAGAATCATACATCCCCCAGACTGATAATTGGAGACGTGAAAAATTAGGGGAGGATTATATGTTTAATACTAAAGTTCCATTTGCATCAGTCCCAGACCGTGGTTTGTTTATGCTTCAATCACATAGTATTCCTTATACTTTTAATGAGATGTTAGCAATCCAAACTCATGATGGGTTATATGATAAAGCAAACGAGAAATATTTAATGGCTTATATGCCCGAACAAAAACCTCGCACCTCTCTTCCATATATTCTACACCAGGCTGATTTAATGGCTGCTCGTATTGAATTTGAACGTGAATGGTTACCTAAATTAAACAGTAGCGTGGATACTAAAAAGAAAAGTTTTACATTGGAGTCAAATAAAAAACAACCATCAAAAGATAGTAAACAAACCAAAGCATTAGGTTCACTAAAAAATGAAGGTCTTAAAAATTTATTAGACAACTTATGATAATATTAACAATAATTTTAGGTATAACGGTCGTGATCTTAGGATACACGACCTTTAACCTCCTACGTAAAAACGAAAAACAGGAGGATATCCTTACAGGATATATGACTTATTTAAATAAAATTTCCCAAACTATCGAAGCTGCAGATAAAAAAATGCAAGAAGTAGATATTAAAGGTAGTTTCAAATCAGATGATGAAGTAGGATTTTTCTTTCAACAAATACAAAGTATCCAAACTATTTTAAATGCTTTCATCATTAAGAATGTTGAAAAGTAATGGACTTAGTAGTTAAGAAAAAAAAGAAAGGGGTACAATACTTTACCCAAGATACTGAAGATGCTATTGTTTTATATAATCATACTGAAGATTCTGAAGAAAGAAGTAACATTTATAGAGAAAGAATCCATTACGGTTTTTTTAAATTAACCGAAAATATTATTCATACCTTTAAATTTTACTATACAGAAGTTGATAATATTGAGGATTTACAACACGAGGTAATTACATTCCTTCTTTCCAAAATTCATTTATATGACCAAACAAAAGGTACTAAAGCATATTCATATTTTGGAACAATTGCTAAACGTTATTTAATCCTTTCTAATCAGAAAAACTATAAAAAACGTGTTGATACAGCTCCAATTGAGATATTAGAAGAAGATGAAAATCACTCTTATAGTATAGATGGTGATAATCATGATGAACGTTTATCTCAATTTATAGATCAATACACGGAATATTGTACTCAAAATATATTTGAAATATTCCCAAAAGAATACGATGCTCAAATAGCAGATGCTATTTTAGAATTATTTAGGAAACGAGAAAATTTAGATGTTTTTAATAAAAAAGCACTTTACATTTATATCCGTGAACAAGTTGATGTAAAGACTCCAAAAATTACAAAAATAGCTAATCAGCTTTACGATATTTTTAAAGAAAATTACGTCTTTTATTTAGAACACGGATATACAAATTTTTAGTTTCAATATTTATAAGAAACTAAATTGTATATTTATGTCACAATTCGATAATGTTATCTTTGGTAAGAAAAAATTTTCCGATATTTTAGAGGAAATCTATAATAACCAACAGAAAAAAGACAAACAAGTTACAGCACTTATAAACGAATTAAAACCACTTATTTCAGAAATTGGTGATGCTACTTTAGTAGTTCCATTAATTAAAGAATATATGGAAATAAGTGTTAAAAATGATGACATTCTAATTAAAATGGCAGCATTAGCTCAACGTGCTATGCAAACCCAAACCGCAGAAGGTAATCTAACCATTTCCGAAGAAGAAAAAGAACAACTACTTTCAGCAATGAATGAGTTAAAAGGAGATAAATAATGGCAGGATACGCAGAATATGGTTTAGCAGCTCAAACAGCTCAAGATCAAAGTTTTTTTGATACACAGGGACAGTTTGTTATTCAACCTGTAAGAGTTCGCTTTACTTTTTTAGATCCAGTAGCTATTAAAAATGAATATCCTAAACTATTTGATAAATATGGATCTTATGATACTTTAGGAGGTATTTTATTTGAACCTTTTACAAATCCTATAGTTCCTACAAGTGATGTATTTGAAGATAATTTAATTTTTAATTATAATTTTGCTAAACCTTTATTTCCTAATATAAGACAAGTTCCTTTATTAAATGAAATAACATATATTGTCTCATTTCCTTCTACTAGAACTCAAGATCCTCGAAATGTAGATTTAAATCAAACTGATTATTATTATTTTCAACCTATTAATCTTTGGAATACTTTACACCAAAATGCATTCCCCGATCCACTTATAGATTATAATTTAGAATCAGATTCTCAACCAAAAAATATTTCTTATCAAAGAGCTGAGGCCGGAGCATCTTCTAATGAAGATGCACCACCACCAGAAATTGATTTAGGAAATACATTTGTAGAAAGAAGTAATATTAAATATCTTCAACCATATGAAGGAGATATAATTTATGAAGGTAGATGGGGTCAAAGTGTTCGATTTGGTTCAACGGTTAAAGATCAAAATCCATGGTCTAGAATTGGAGAAAATGGTGATCCTATATTAATATTAAGAAATGGTCAAGCTCCTACAGAAACAGAAGCTTGGATTCCAACAATTGAAAAAATTAATGAAGATTTAGGTTCTATATATTTTGGTAGTACTCAACAATTACCTTTAGAAGCCGCATCCTCAAATTATTTTAGTTACCAATCAAATCCTCCGGCAATTCCAAATCAATATAGTGGAAGTCAAATTATTATAACATCTGGGAGATTAGTATTTAATAGTTCATTAGATCATATTCTTTTAAGTTCTAATATGTCTATTAACTTAAATGCTATTGAAAGTGTTAATGTAGATACTGATACAATGGTTATTCAAACAAGTAAGTTGTATTTAGGAGATAAAGAAGCAGATGAACCTTTAATGTTAGGTAATCAAACAGTTGATTTATTAGAAGAATTAATAGATTCACTCCAGTCCTTTATGAATACTTGCCAAACTTTAGTTGGTGTTCCTGCTGGTGTATTATTAGCTCCTTTAAATCAAAAAGCCCTAACAGTAAATACAACTCTTAGTGCTTTAAAAACAAGATTAAATAACCAAGAGCTTACCTCTAAAGATAATTTTACTATATAATGGCTATTATTGATCCTTCAAAAGCAAGTTCTTTAATTAAAGCAGCTGCTGATCCAAATATAAAAAAATCTGAATTATCTAAAATTAGTAAGGAAACTGCTAAAAATCTTCAAGATCAAAAAGATAATAAAAATTTTGCTTTTAACGAATCTTTAAAAGATTATCATGCTAAAAAGAAAGAAGAAACTCAATCTCTTAGAGCTAATCAAAAAGCAGCAAGACAAAAAGCCAAACAAGATAAAGCCCTTAGAAAAACCAACTCAGATATAGCTGCTGAATTAATAAGTAATAATACTCCTACAGATCAAAAACCTGAAGGTCTTAGTAAATTTGGTCCTGTTATAAATTCACAAACTAAAAAAATAATAGGGATAATAACTCCTAATGTATTA